ATTTCATCTTTTATAAAAGAATTATCAGATACATTATAAGTTACTAACTTATTTGTTGTAGATGTTATTTCTTTTTGATTTCTATTGTAAGATATAACTATATTGTTTTGGCCATAATTAGGAATCCAATATTGTTTAAGATCTATTGGTAAACTATTAAAACGACTTACGCTTATGGTTCCATTAGTTTCCCAATTTGTTCTGTAAAATTTAATTTTTCGAATAAGAGTTTCTACAGGTAAGTTATATTTTTTTGTAATAAATTCATTAAATTGTTCTTGGGATAGATACCATTCATGATATGGATCTACTATTTTATTAGTTAAATATATTATCCAACTTTTATAAGAATCATCATAATATCTATAAGAAAATTGTTCTGCTCTTTCACTATCGGATAATTGGTATGGATAATAGATATATGGGTTTTGAGAAACTACATCCATAAGAGTAGTTCTTACAGTTAAATCAACAGCCATATTTCCAGCATATTCAATTACTGGAAATTTTTCAAAATATCTTTCTTGCGCCATTTAAAAATTACCCTTATGTGTTATAATTATCTTTTGTCCAAAGTTCTATTTCTTTTAACGATACTTGTAAATTAACAACTGTTGGCGCTCCATTTCTAAAAAATGAAGGTTGACCAGCGCCAGTATGATCTACTTGAACAGATGTTACAGCACAAGGTTTAAATCTAAAAGTAAAGAAATCGTTTGGGTGTAATGATATCATAGCAATATTTGGATATGTATAAACTAATCCAGCTGTACTAGAAGGCAACATATTATATTTAAAATAATTAATTATGTTAGCTATTGTATTAGATTCTTGTTCATTATTTGGTGCAAAAGTCCAACTGAGAATATGCTCTTTAAATTCAGGATTTTTAAAAGTCATCCATAATTGTGGATTCATAGCTAAACCTGTCATAGGTCCTAATGCGCTCGCGAGACCACCAAGAGCACTTGCGGCTCCACCAGCTCCTACTGCGCTTGCTAAAGCAGAAGCACCACCCAAAGCGATATCTGTCATACTTTGTTGCTGCCAAGTAACAGTTTGTACATCGTTTAATTTTTTAGGAATTGGAAGAGTTATACTTCCAGCAGGCATAAATGCACCACCCATTATAGATTGTATTGCTCCTATGATACTTCCTACAATAGCAGTCGTAGATTGATAAGAAACAAAATTTATAGTCGTGCAAAAATTTCTACCATTTACTACCAAGTCATTAGGAAACGAAAAATTGTTTCTCGTTGTTCTTGGTGGTAATGGTATGTTTGAATTATGATTTGTGAAAGATGGTGCGTAGTTTGGCATTTAGACCCCTAAATACTATTTATTATTATATTTATTAGATAAAAAGACATGCAAACATACAAAGGTCTATTTAATCCTAAAAATCCCAAAAAATATAAAGGCGATTCAAGAAATATTGTTTATCGCTCCAGATGGGAACTAAAACTTATGTGTTATTTAGACGAACACAAAGAAGTTATCAGCTGGGGTTCTGAAGAAATAATAATTCCATATAGATCTCCTTTAGATGGGAAAGTACATCGTTATTTTCCAGATTTTATAGTTACTAAAATAAATAAACAAGGATTACAAGAAACATCTTTAATTGAAGTGAAACCTGCAAAACAAACTAAACCCCCTGAAAGAAAATCTAATGTAAACAAACGTTACATTACTGAAGTTAAAACATGGGGAGTAAATGAAGCAAAATGGAAAGCTGCTAATGAATTTTGTAAAGATAAAGGTTGGTCGTTTCACATATTTACCGAAAAAGAATTAGGGATCAAATATTAATGTATCTTTTTCAAGATTTAGAAAATGCTGCTAAAAATATAGACTTCAAATCTGCCAAAGAAGCTAGAGAATGGTATAGACAAGAAGCTATGAAAATAGGAAAAGCAGATCCATCAAGAGTTATGAGCACAACTATAGCTCAAAGAATTTTCAGCGAGGTCAAAGGTTCATCTGTAGGTAAGATGTATATGTTCGTTTATGATGCTAAACATAAAGATACATTACCTTTCTTTGATGCCTTTCCGCTGGTATTTCCAATTGAATTGTATCCTGATGGTTTCTTAGGTATAAACTTACATTATTTGCCACCAGCCGCAAGAGCTTCTTTAATGGATGCTCTTTATTCAACTGCAAACAATCAAAAATACAACTCATCAACCAAACTCAATATAAATTATAGAATTTTAAAAACATTTGCAACTAGATTTGAAGGTTATCAAAATTGTATTAAAAGATATCTATCTGGTCAGATAAGAAGTTCTTTACATTATGTCAATCCAACAGATTGGGATAAAGCTTTGTTATTACCTCTTCAACAATGGAAAGTTAACACAAACGCCAAATACGCTGGCTCGCCACCTTACTAGGATAAAAAATGCCATTCAACATAACAAACTTTGCTCAAAACATAGCAGACAATGGTGTCATCAAAGCGAACAAATTTTCTGTTTCTCTTCTACCACCTCCAATACTTACAGGAACAGGAGTTACTTCTGTAATTGAAATGGTAAGATTTAGAGCTGATATGGTAAAAGTCCCAGGCGTTACTGTAACCACAACTGAAGTAAATCGTTATGGTATTGGTCCAACGCAAAAACAACCTTTTTCAGCTGGATTTACTGAGTGTACTATTTCTTTTCTGTCTGATGCTAATGCAGAAATTTGGCAATTTTTTCACAATTGGACAAGATCTATATTTGAATATAATGGGACATTAAATGCACCACAGGGAAGAGAAGCAAATCAAATACCAAGATACATAACTGAATATAAAGAAAATTACTCTACAACTGTACAAATAACTTTATATAATGATTTTGGAGAAACCGTACAAGAAATAAATCTATTCCAAGCTTTTCCTACAGCAATTAACGATATAGGTTTGAATTGGAATGATAGTCAATTATTAAAAATAAATGTATCAATAGCATATACTGATTACATGATAGAAGGCGTTGGCGCTACTAATGCGGCTGCTGGGCAAAATTCACAACTATTGAATAGAATATTCATATAAAACTGGAGTTATGATATGTCGCTTCCTAAAATAGATTACCCAATATATAATATTGTTGTTCCTTCTTTAAAGAAAAATTATAAGTTTAGACCATTTTTAGTTAAAGAAGAAAAAATGCTTTTGATGGCAAAAGAAAGCAAAAATATAACAGATATTTTTTCCTCTATTAAGCAGGTTGTTAATAATTGTATTATTGATCAACTTGATGTCGATAAGCTACCGCTTTACGATTTAGAATTTTTATTCTTAAAGCTCAGAGCATATTCAATTGATAATAATATCAAAATTACATATGAAGACTTTGAAGATAAAAAGAGTTATGAATTTAGTGTTGACTTAAATGAAGTTGAAATAGTTTATCCAGATACTAATACTAAAGGTAATATAAAGATAACAGAAAAAGCTGGTATTGTTATGAGATACCCACCAGCAACTCTTTATGATGATAATGAATTTTTAGCTTTAGAAAAAGATCAAATGTTTGAATTGATTGTTCGCTGTATAGATAAAATTTATGAAGGCGATACTGTATATAACGTTAACGAATATAAAAAAGAAGAAATTGTAGAATTTTTAGAAAACTTGGACATCAAAACTTTCGAAGCAGTTCAAATGTTTCTAATTAACACACCAAAACTACAATACATTATTAAATACAAAAACTCATTAGGTAATGATAGAACTATCACGTTAGAATCGTTAAATGATTTTTTTACCTGGCGCTGAGCCATGATAACTTAGAAAACTATTTTAGTACAGTTTTCTCTTTGGCCCAGCACCATAAATACTCTATTAATGATATAGAAAGTTTAATGCCGTTTGAAAGAGACATTTATGTTCAACTTTTGATTAATTATCTGAAAAAAGTAGAAGAAGAGAAAAATAAGAATAATGGCAGATAATAGTTTACCAAAAGTAGTTAGCGGTGCTGTCGGCTCTTTCAAAGCTGCAGCAGACAGTCAAACAAAAAATTTAACAAAAATTGTTAAAGACCTTTCAAATGTATTTGCTAAAAACAAAACAGATAATATACATCTAACTCAAACAGTAGATGAACAGCAAGAAACAATACAAGGTCTTGTTAAAAAGACAGATTCTACAGATAAACTATTAAGAGAATCTTTAGGTCTACAATATCAATTAATTGCGTCTTTATCAAAAGTTAATAAAGATGTTGACAAAATTAAAGATACTTTAGAAAAAGAAGCTAAAGCTAAAGAAGATAAAGGTGAAGGCGGTATTTTAGGAATGCTTACCAAGAAATTTGGTAAGTTAAGTGGCGCAGCAGTTGGTGCGGTAATTAGAAACCCAATGGCATACGCTGCGCTCGCGGGAGCGGGTGGCGTAGCTGCGGCTGGGGCTGGATTAGCTGGAGCAGGTGCTGGAGGTCCATCAGGTCCAGAAGGTCCTAATGGTGGTTGGAAAGGCGCTGAAAACAATACAGGCGCAGCTATATCACCTAGCACTACTTTTGGAAATTTATCAGAAGAACAAAAGGTTTCATTTTTAAGTCAACAGGCAAAAAATGAAAATGTAAGACCAGCATTAAATAATCCATCGGGTATGATGTATGGTAAATTTGCCGAATCTTATGGTGCTAGACCAGGATCTAATAATGGTACAATAACACTAGCTCAGTTCCCAACTCTAGAAGCTGGACAAAAAGCACAAAGAGCATTGTGGGAAAGTCAAGGATTTCGTGATCTACGCCTTGAAGAGGCTATTCGTAAATGGACTACTGGTAGAACTAATAGTAATTCAACACCGCAACACTATATTGACTCTCTGTTTAGATCTGTTGCGCTTAGATCACAACAACAAAATAATACACCTAATACTGGCGGCAGTCCTCGAGAATCGTCATCGGGTCCAAGCGGTTCTGATTTAACCCCAAAAGATACTGGTTCTTCTGGAAATAATAATCAAAATGAAAATGCTGGTAGTGGTAGACAGCAAGGTGGTCAAGTTATACAAGACCAAATGAGAGAAGCTGCCGTAAGAAGATTACCAATAAGTTCTGGATTAGCGCAAGTTTTACAAAGAGCCGCAAGTGAAGCTGGAGTAACTGTAAGAGTTAAATCTGGTGGTCAACCTCAAGAAGGGCAAGGTGGAGCTAGAACAGGTTCTACAAGGCATGATAATGGCATGGCTGCGGATTTGGATCTGTATTCAGGTGAAACGAGACTAACACCTTCTACACATTTACCAATATTTAAAAGATTTGTAGCAGCAGCTTCTCAAGCTGGAGCAACAGGTATTGGAGCTGGTGAAGGTTACATGGGTCCAGATGGTTCAAGATTGCATGTAGGGTTTGGTACTCCAGCAGTTTGGGGCGCTGGCGGTCAAGGAGGTAATGCTGCCAATTGGTTAAAAGAAACCGTAGGAGGGCAACCTGGTAATGGCAATACTCCTAATATGGGCGGACGTCAACAATATGGCGGTCAAACTGGAGTTGGAGGAGAACTTAGTTTATCTGACCTTAATAGAAGAGCATATGAAGTTAACGCTGGTCAAGGAGGTCCGCAATCTCCATACATGAGACCACAAATGATGAACCCAATGATGAATGTTGGTGGGATGGGAATGTTTGGTCCAGGAATGGGTAGAGGCGCTCTCGTTGGTGGATTATTGGGTGGGATACTTCCAATGATAATGAATGCTCTTGGTGACGGCAATCCAAGATCACAAGGTAGACAACAAGCGACTTTATATGGTTCTGAAGACGAAAGAAGAAGAGTTACAAGCCGTACTGCTATAGAAGATAATGCAGCGGCTAGAGAAGTTGAAAGACCAGATCAATCTCGTGAAGAGAGAAGAACTCCAGAAGAACAAAGAAAAATACAAGCTAATAAAGCTCAAGAGAGTAAATCTGATAATAAATTATTAGCAAATGATAGTCGACACGTATTACCTGATAATGACGATTGGTGGGGAAGACTAGC